ATAGCACAAGCACAGATAGAGGTGAACAAAACTGAAGCAGCAAGCAAGGACTTATTTGTCGCAGGTTGGCGACCCGCTGTGGGTTGGACTTGTTGCCTTGGAATGGCGGGTAACTTCCTTGTTATTCCGATGGCAAACTTTGCGCTTGCTTTATCCGGTTCTCCAATCACTATTCCCCTTATAGATTTGTCAACTATGTTGCCTGTCCTTATGGGGATGCTTGGGTTAGGTACGTTGCGTACATATGAGAAAACTAAGGGAGTTAAGTAATGGCATCAAGAGGTGATTACACACAATCAAGCACTTACGGCTATAACTCCGGCAGGGGCGGTACTCACAGTGGCTCTACTTATCAGAGACAAGACCAACGTACTAGCATACCTACCGGAAGGGCGGGAGGCACTAACTACCAAAGCCCTTATGGTGGTGATGACAGACCTCAAGGAGCAGGTGCGGTAGGTCAAGGTGCTAATAACCAACAGTTTGACGAAGGCGCTTATAACCGTCAAACAGCCGCAGAAAATGCAAACACAGGGTTTTTTCTTCCCGACAGGCCTACCAGTTTCGGAGACGCTTGGGATAACACTGTAGAGTGGTCAGTTAATAAATTCAAGTCTATGCCTATTGTCAGGATTGGTGGTTCAGTTCTGGATGGTAGTCTTATAGATGATGCAGGTAATTTTTTAGGTGCGTGGGCAGACAGCCCGTGGAACCCTATGAACTGGGAGAGCGGTGACCCTCCTGAGTGGACAGTTGAGCTAGGAGACGGCACAGTTCTTAATAGAGGCTCTGCGGCTGACGGTTTAGACACAGGCATGATGTACGGAAGCGGCGGTAGTTCTTTAGGGGAGCGGGCAAGTCGTGGTCAAGTCGGTGACACACTTACTACGTCTGGTGGTGGTACTGTAACACTTGGAGGTAGAAATGTTAAACAAGAAGGAGACGAGGGATACATAGACTACACTCCTGATGCTGACAATCCTGAAGATATGGACATTCCCGCAGGTTCTTTCTTTAACCATCGGACTCAACAGGTAGAAAGTATACAAGGAGACCCGTATGCTTATCGTCGTATTGACGCAAGCAATGCTTGGAAAGAAGCCGGTATAAACGACCTTGTAGTGTCGGACGAAGAATGGTCTGAGATGTCTGAGGAAGAAAGACAAGAAAACTTTGAAGCTCGTAGAGAAGCATCGAAAGACTTCTACAACTTTGGGAATCAAGGTGCTAATCCTTCTCCGTTTACTGATATACTGCCTGCACAAAACTTTCAAGGCAGTACGGATGAATGGGCAGAAGGTGTCCGTGAGCTATACAACAACGGTGAAATAACTTCACAACAGCTTGACCGTTTCTTAGACGATGCTAAGAGAAACCAAGGTGAAGCAACTGTCGAACAACTAGAGGTTGCAGAACGGCTAGATTTTTTAAAGGACGAAGGTGGTTATGAAGACGAAGAGTTAGTAGGGTTTATAGATGAGTTTGCTAAGGAAGAGTTTTCTTCTACAGGCTCACGGTCTACAGACGATTATTTTAATACTTTTCAAAACACACTTCAAGAGCTTACAGATGTAGACCCTGCTTTAGAAGAATCAATGTATGAGTTATACGACACTAAACGTGATGAAGATTATACTAATTCTTTTAATTACTTAGACAGTGTACGTGGAACTGAAGACTTTAACCTTGCTTATTCTAATACAGACGTTACTAAAAGAAATGCTTACTTAGAACATATGTATGGTAATGGAGAACTTACCGACGAGGAGTATGGGCAAAGTGTTGCGGCTAACTTAGCGTCAGAGGGTGAGTTTGTTTTTCAGTTAGACGATGGTAGGTTTGCCTTAGGAACTGAAGAGGGTATTTACGCTGACCACACAATTATTTTAATGCCTGACGCTGAGCTAACGGACGACCAAAAATATTACGACTACGACAAAAATAAAAAGTTTGATGACGTTACATCAGTTGAAGGGGCTTCCGATGAGTTTAACGACAGACGAGAACGCATTGCTCGCTTAGATAATCTTGGTGGCGTTCGTTATAAAAACGCCAAGGCATTAAAAAAACCTGAAGGAAGTTTTTTTGATAAAGTAAAAAGCATTGGTAAAACTGTTGGCCTTAATATGCTTACTGGCGGTGCATATACCGCAGTTCCTGCTTTAGAAAACATAGTTAAAGGGGAAGCTACTTCGGAAGACTGGGCGGTCTTTGCATTACCTGCTTTAGAAGCTACTGGTCTTATTGTACCACCTTCCGGTGTTAAAGGAGATGTTGGTAGAGGTCTTGAAATAGGAAAACTACAGTTATCATATGCTAACACAGTACTGGGTGTTGACGCTCTACTTGCCGACGACCTTGGAAGTTTCTTTAAGAATCAGATTGCACTTCCCTACATTGAAGGCAAGCTCAAACAGATTGATTGGAAACTACCTAAGAGCTTAAAGAACGATGTTGACGACTGGCAAGCGTACTGGGACACAGTGCCTTCTGATATTAAAGCAGGTATCAGTACAACAGTTGGTGAGATGCGGAAAGGCGCTAGTTTTGAAGACGCGGCTAGTGACGGTTTAGTTCAATGGGCGGAATCAGCGGGTTATCGTGACCGTATTGAAGACGCGCTAGGCGACGCGGCTAGTAATTTTGATGATGAGTTTTTACAACCCTTTAAGGATAAAGTAACCAACATAGTTAATGTTGATGGTGCTAAAAAGTTCTTAAGTGATTTTGATGATAATACTTTACAGAAGTTTACTAAGCCAATAGGTGACGTAGGTTCTTCCGTTGGTAATGTAACTGACCCTCTCTTTTCAACAGTAGGTGACGCAGGTTCTGCTATTGAGGACGCAGTAAGACCTGTGGGTTCTGCTATTGAGGACGCAGTAAGACCTGTGGGTTCTGCTATAGACGACTACTTACTACAGCCTGCTCTAGGTATCTTAGGTGGGGCGGCAGGTCTTCTTTTAGGAGGAGCAGGAGGAGGAGGAGGAGGAGGACAGCCTTCAGGCACACGTACAACGGACAGTTTGTTCAGAGATGAGTTGTTTAAGTTTAAAGAAAAAGATTTGGGATTAGTAGAGCGTGTAGTGCAGGACGCACCAAAAGAACAAATGGTTGACTTTAACGATGACCCTTTCGCAAGTGATTTTAATAACAGGAACCTATTCGGATGAATTATTTAAACGCAATAAACAGAGTACTACGTAGGTTACGTGAGGACGAAGTATCTTCCGTTACGTCCACTGCCTACGCTAAGTTAGTAGGAGACTACGTTAATGACGCTATACGTCTCGTAGAGGACTCTTGGGATTGGTCAGTGCTTCGTAAGGAAATAGCTGTAGACACTGTAGAGAACCAACGTGAGTACAACCTTAATGGTGTGTCACAGATGTTTAAAACATTGTCAGTGAGTAACAGCACTCAGAAATGTTATGTACACGCAGGGACTCAAGTAGGCTTACAGAATGACAAGTTTATTAATCCTGCTAACGCCTCTGTTCCTAACAACTATGTGTACACAGGCTACGTAGAGAACGTAGGTGGTATGGGTGTAGCTTTCTATCCTGTCCCTAATAAAGTATACAACTTAACGTTTAATGTTGTTGACAGGTCAGAAGAGCTAACAAAAGCAACTGACAATATCCTTGTTCCGTACCTACCAGTGATTCAGTTTGCTACAGCTATGGCGGCAGAGGAACGTGGTGAGACTGGTGGTGCTTCTTCTCAGGCTTTGTACGGCATGGCTAAGTCTAGCTTGGCTGACGCTATCTCTATGGATGCAGCTCGCTTCCCTACAGAAACTATATGGTATGACGTATGAGTAAACAACTACAACCCTTATCCGTTGCGGCTCCCGGCTTTTTTGGCTTGAACACACAGGACTCTCCTGTCGGACTGTCAGTCAACTTTGCTAAGACAGCCGACAACTGTGTGATAGACAAGCAGGGTCGTATTGCCGCCAGACAGGGACACACACAGGTCTCTACATCCACTGGTAGCTTAGGCTCTAATCCTATTGAAGCTATACATGAACACGTTGCGTACGACGGAACAAAGACTGTATACTCCGCAGGTAACAACCTGCTCTACACAGGCACTACAACCTTAACTACTTTAGGTTTCCCTGTTGGTTATCAAACAGTTACTGCAAACAACTGGAAGATTGTAAGTTTTAATAACAGTGTGTACTTCTTCCAACGTGGTTATACGCCACTGAAGCATACAAACGGTATTGGCGATTTAGCTATCCTAGCACATGGTGGCACAGGCGCTCCTCAAACTAACGAAGTACTGACGGCTTTTGGTAGACTCTGGACAGCGGATAACACTACTGATAAATATACTGTTCGCTTTTCTGGTTTACTTGATGATGACTTTCACGTAGCAGGCGGCTCTAATGCAGGCATTTTAGACTTAACAAAAGTATGGGCATCGGATGATATTGTTGCTTTAGCTGAGTTTAACGGTTCGTTAGTTATATTCGGTAAGAGACAGACTGTTCTTTATAAGGGCGCTGACTCTATAGATACCATAGCTCTTGTTGACATTATTAATGTAGGTTGTATTGCTAGAGACTCCGTACAGGAGACAGCGGGTGACTTAATCTTCTTGTCTGACCAAGGTGTTATGTCTCTAGGTCGTTTGATTCAGGAGAAGTCACAGCCACTACGTGACATCAGTAAGAATGTACGCTCTGACCTTATGGGAGATGTACCCTCAGATACCGCAGGTGTTAAATCTGTGTACAGTCCTGAGAATGCCTTTTACTTATTGTCCTTACCTGCTGTTAATAAAGTTTATGTGTTTGACCTACGAGGTGCTTTAGAGGACGGTGCATTCCGTGCAACCAAATGGACAGCAATAGCTCTTACAGCCTTTGAGAGGCTTTCTGATGGAACCCTATACATGGGTAAGGATACACTAGGTATCGTCCAGTACGGAGGCTTTCAGGACGCAGGAAACAGCTATCGTATGAACTACTTTAGTAATGAGCAAGACTTTGGCTCTCCTGCTAACGAGAAGTTCCTGAAGAAGATGCGTATTACTGTTATTGGTGGTGCGTTGTCTACAGCAGTACTAAAGTGGGGTTACGATTACGAAGAAAGCTACGCTCAGGAAACATTTACATTTGGTTCTTCAACAATAGCACAGTTTGGTATCGCAGAATACAACACGACAGCAGAGTATAGTGCAGGTATTACAATTAACAGACCTTCAGTAAACGCAAGCGGCTCAGGCACTACGTTATCCTTTGGCGTTGAAACAATAATTAACAACAGTAACTTTTCCATTCAAAAAATTGACATACTAGCTCTAATTGGGAGACTGCTCTAATGAGTAACTATACGTACACAACTAACTACCTTGGTAAAGATTCGTTACCCTCCGGTGACACAGCTAAGATTATTAAAGGTGCTGACTTTGATGCAGACTTTTCTGCTATTCAAGCGGCTATTGCTTCTAAAGTAGACCTCGCAGGCGATACAATAACTGGTGACTTGTTATTTAACGACAACGTAAAAGCTAAGTTTGGAGGAGGAAGTGATTTAAACATTTATCACGACGGTGCTAACTCCTTTATTACTGATACAGGAACAGGAGGTGTTTTCTTACACGCTAATCAGTTTTTAAATCTCAGAAGTGGGACAGGAGCAGGCTCAGGAACTTATATTTTATGTACTACTGATGGTTCCGTAGACTTATACTACAACAACGGTAAGAAACTAGAAACAACTAATACAGGAGTTACTGTGACCGGAGAATTAGTAGCAACAACAATCAATGGAGGTACGTTCTAATGGGCATATTCGATGGTTTGATTGAAGGCGGTACAGCTTATTATGCGGGTAAGGAAGGCATTACTGATGCTGAAGCCGCAGGTCAGGCAGGACTAGGGGTTGGTCGGGAGATAGGAACAACAGCCGCAGGTATGGCTGAGTTTAAACCTTATACTGTTACTAGTAATCTTGTACAGTCAGCCGCAACTACTCCCGAAGGTGGTTTAAACTTAACACTGTCTCCTGAAGAACAGGCACGTCAGAACCAATACTTAGGTCAGGCACAGAGTATGTTTGGTGGCCTTACAGGTGACGTAGCCGGAGGTTCACAAGCTATCTATGAGCAGATGAGAGCCGCACAGCGACCTGAAGAAGAACGCGACCGTATGCGTATGCAGGAAAGTTTATTTGCTAGTGGTCGTGGTGGTTTACAAAGTGGTATGTACGGTGGTGGCAATGCTGAGACATTCGGCTTTGAGCAAGCACGTCAGGAAGCTATGCTTAACGCTCAGTTAGCGGCACGCGGTCAGTTTGGGAAAGAGCAACAGAATATGTTACAATCTGCTCAAGGACTACAGACAGCAGGTTATAACCCACAGGAACAGGCTATTGGTTTATTTGGTGCAAGCAATGCTCCTGCTTCTTATGCGGATGCAGCACGTAGACAGCAAGGTTCTTTGTATGGTCAGGCAAGTTTAGGTGGTTTAGAAGGCTTTATGGAAGGACAGAAACAAGCTAATGAGCTACGTCAGATTCAAATGCAAGGCATGATGAACGCTGTAGGTGGTTATGTTAATCCGATAACCGGCGAGCGTTCTGACGGTATGTTTGATGGTGCAATTCAAAGTGGGGTTGATTATTTAAATAATGCAACTTGGAACCCCTTTGGTGATAACTACGGTGGTGGCGGCGGTGGTTCTTCTGGCGGTGGAGGTGCATTCACTAACGGAACTTCAGGTGGTAGTTCAGGTGCTTCACAGGCCGGTGCTTATACTGGAGAGTTTGGAACAGGCGGTCGAGGGAATGTTGTTGTTGATGCAACTAATTACTTAGATGACGATTATAACATTTTAGACGACCAATAGGAGATTAAGATAATGGCACAAGATTATTCAGGACTGCTTACAGGTTTAGACACTAGACCTATTAATCCCATGCAGGGAATGGACAGAGAAGGTCGCATGGCGGCAAGAGCGCAAGGTTTTGCTAATAGAATGACAGGCGGACTACTACAGGCCGCAGGACAAGACCCACGTACTCCACAACAGCAATCTAACGCGGCGCTTAGTTCTCTTAATTTAGACACTAACGATGTTGTAGAACAGGAAAAAAACGTAAACACTGTACAAGCTGTTGACCCTATGAAAGCACAACAGTTAGCTCAGATGTACAAACAGAAGAATGCTAAACTTGCTCAAACACAAGGTCTTATTGACACAGCTAATGAGTTAGGATTGGAAAATACTGTTCAGCTGCTACAGTCAGGAGGTTCTGCGGAAGATGCTGCTAAGTCTATCTACGAAGAACAAGAACGACGGACTGTAAACGCCGGTGGTCGTCAAGGTAAACTAGCTGTAGCAGAAAATAAGAACGCTAGTCCTAAGCTACTTGCTCAGATTAGGAACGGTCAGTTTGATGAGATGTCCGACGAGTTGTTCCTAGAACAGGTTCAAGGCAAGAAAGCTACTCTTAAAGCCTTTACAGCTCAAGATGGAACAATGCAGAGCCGTAGAGTAGATGAGTCAGCTAACGTGTACAACGAAGCTACAGACAAGTGGGAGTCTCCTGTTACACTAGGTTTGACACCTGCTCCTATTGTTAGTAAAGTCTTTAACCAAGACAAGGCAATTGCTGATGCACTTACTGGTACGCTTGTTGATAACTTTGGTGAATTACACACTTTAGCTAAGGATGCTCAGTCAATCCTTACCAACAACATAGAAAGCCAAACAGCACTAGAAGCAGGCATCTTTACAGGCTTCGGTGCTAACGCTTTGTTAGAAATCTCTCGTGTAGGTAAAGCTATGGGAATGGTTCCCCAGAGTGTTGAAGATACTCTACAGGCTACGCAGATATTTATGATTGGTAGAGCTAAGATGGTGTTGCCTCTTATTAAAGCTCTTGGTTCTGGTTCTGGTATTTCTGATACGGATAGAAAGTTTATTGCCAAGATTACTGCTGCCGAAGAAGCCGGTATTGCTTTAGATGAGAAAACAATTAGAGACATTATACGTATTGAGAACGAAGTTGCTAATGAGTACATTGATAGAAGTAACGGAGCTTTGGATACTCTTAACGGTCTTCCTAACTCAGGCTTGAACACTGGAATATACGACTCGTTGTACGTGACTAAGCCAGAGCCTTTTGTTGCTGCTCCGGCAGTAGTAGGGGATACGCCTGCTGCTACTCCTGCGTACTCGCCTGCAACACTAGAGTACTTACAATCTAAAGGTCTTTTACCAAGGTAGTTGATATGAACGAAGAACAACTTAGAGCTGCAATTACACAGGCTATATCAGATAA